TCCACGAATGCGAGGATATGCCAGACGAAGCGATTAACTACGTTGATGAGTTGGAAAAACAAATTCGTGAGGCTAAAAGTTTATTAAAACTGTACATTGACGAATGCGGTCAAATGACAAATGGAATTGTGAAAAATAGATTTACAAAAATTTTAAATGTGTTAAGATGAATAGAGAAATTAAATTTAGAGCCTATATTTTTGAAGAAAAAAGGCATTATAAACAAATATGTCATACAGATGATTATTTATATAGATTGGTGGATATAGTATCCTCAGACGGAGTAAATAACACAATTAAAATACATTTTGACTTGCCTTTTATGCAAAATTGGATAACAAATGTAAAAGGCGAAAAAACCAAGTTTGTTTTAGAGCAATTTACTGGGGAATACGATAAAAATGGTAAAGAAATTTATGAAAATGATATTGTAAATTCAAATTATTTTAAAAATGGTAAAGTTGTTTTTTGGCGTAGCGGATGGCATTTTAATACTGGTAAAGATTGTCATCATTCTTTTAATACTTCAAAACATTCTTTTGAAATAATCGGAAACATTCACGAAAACCCTGAACTATTATGAAACCAACACTATTTTTAATCGGTATGATTTTATCCGCTTTAGGGGTATTACTCGGAATTGCATTTGGCTCGGAATGGTTTACTTTATTATTTATAGTGTTATTTATGATTGTAATATTTAGCAACACTAACTCTGATAAATTTACGTGCAAATTCGCGGAATATTATTTTAACCAAGTAGTTAAAAACGAAACAGAATTAACAACAAATGAATTATTAAACAAATTTAAAAATGAATATTATGGATAAGCCAACATTACAAGAAGTAAAAGAGTATTTTAAAAATGCTAAAGAGGTTAAAAGTACTTTTGGTAAAACATTTAATTATTTAAAAAGTAAAAATTTACATCTTTGGAATGGCGCTTATTTTGTTTCATATAAAAATGAAGATTATTGCATTTGGGATAAGTGGACTGGTTTTTCAGAAATCATATCTTACAAAGAACCCCTTTACCAACTAACCGCAAGAGAGGTTGTTCACGCTTACGAAAATCCGCAATGGTTGAAAGATAATTTTAAAGAGTGTTTTGAAAGTGATTTGGAAGTTAATAAGTGGTATAAATATTCAGATAGAATAGGTTTTATTGTTTATATTGAAAAAGTATTAAGTAATACTTTAATAAAAGGATATGGAATATCAAATTGTTGGAACGATAGTCGAGAGTGGGTAAAAGAAGGATTAGAACCAGCCACCGAAAAAGAAGTAGAAGAGGCCCTTAAAAATTACTTTGAAAAAATAAACGGAATTAAATTTAATAATTACAAGTTTGTTTTAGAATCAAATAAATTGATTGGATGGGATTTTGACTATACTCTTAGATTTACATTATTTCATAATGGTAAATTTATTGAGACACCCACCTACACAATCCCCGAAGCAGAAGAAAAGTTTAACATTAAAATCAAAGCCATTTAATTACGGCTTTTTATTTGGAATGATTTTAAAAAAGTAGTAGATAATAATAAAAGTAAAAAATAATTAAAAAAAGTAGCATTTAATTAAAATATTATACTTAGATTTGTACTCAGATAACGAAAACAAATAGAAATTATGACAAAGCTACAAGAATTACACGGACAAATAACAAAAGAAAAAAGAAGAATCGAAATGCTTAAAAATACAAAAGAAATTGATGCTGATTTTTTAAGAGAAGAAACAAAAGAAGCTAAAAGTAAAATAGTAGAATTACAAAAAGAATTTGATAACGAATACGAAAAATTTAATTAAATGAAAAAAAATGAAAGAAATGCGGGAGCTCCTAAAAAGTTCCCGCTTCAAGAAACGGAATTATTGCAGGTCAAAAAAATAGTTCCTTTAGGAATGGCAAAAATATTAAAACAAGAAATAAATGAGCGCATTAAAAATCTTTAAACAAGAGTGCGCCAAAACAATCGAAACAATGTTAAACAATTTAAAGTAAAAGGTTATGGAATTTAAAGATTTATTAGTAAAGCACGATTACTATTGTTCAGATAGTAGTTATTACAATTTAAAATTTGAAACAACTTATAAAACATTTGAGGATTTTTATAATGAAATGTCAGAATCAGATGATGATATGAATTTAGTATTTAGATTTGATATAAAAGAAAGAGATTTTCAATTAGAAAATAGTTCTAAATATTATATGGAGATATTTATGGTTCATCAAAGAAAAGGTAGATTTGTTCCGTTTTTTATTGAAAACGTTTATGAAAATGACTTTGATAAATTAAAACAATATTTAGATAGAAAGTTTAATAAAATGCAACAACTTTGGAAACCATTTAGTAATTCACTATGAAAAATCAAATCGTACAAAAAACGGAACAAGAAATTAAAATGAATAATTTCTATATGGATTTAATCAGATTAGACCAACCGATTCCGCAAAAATTAATTGATAAATTCAATAAAGATAAAGAAATAATAAGATTGGAAAATCCAATTTATAATACAAACTTAAATTAGAGAGGGATGGAAATCAGTTTAGAACAATTAGAAAATTTATTAAACGAGCAAAAAAAAATAGTAATTGAAAGACTTTTAGGAAGTACTTCATATTATAATTCTACAAATACACCTTCAGCATCAAGTTCGTTGCCAATAGATAAAGAAAAATTTACAGAAACTGGAATTAGTGCAAGAATGCCAAGAGATATTGAAATATTAAAAAATTATAATGTTAAATAACCCCCACCAAACAAAACAATTAACTTAAAATAGAGAAATTATGAAAACATTACCTAAATTGTCGGATTACCTATCAAATGAAATGCAAACAGATTATCATTTAGAAAAAGAATACCAAACAGCATTAGAAAAAGTTGTTTTTAAAGGGTGGTATATTGATTTCAGAGATTCAGAAACTATTGTTCTTTCAGATGCAAATAATAATATAATTGAATTTAAAGAAAACGGAGACATTTATATTTTCGATGAATATTTAGTAAAATTAATTGAAGATGTAATTTTTTATTCTGAAAGAGAAAACATAAACCTAGAAGTAAACGAAAACATAATTAAAAAATTTAACTTATGAAAAAACTATTATTACTACTAATGTGCAATATAGGAATTGCACAAGAACTAAATTTCGGAAGCACGGAATACGTAAGCACCTCCGTTACAATTGAACCAAACTCAAGCATTAAAGAAAAATCTTTAAACGCTACATTTGAATTTCAATATAGTTGTCATTGGTTATACATAAAGCCAAGCTTTCAAATATTGCCAGCTATTAATTATGTAGATACGGCTTTAGGATTAGGTATTTTATTGGATAAAGGCTATTATCAAGATTGGGTATTTTACGGCGGTATAAGACTCGGTTATATTCACAGAGGCGTTACATATCCATTATTCGGTTTTGAAGGCGGATTTGACAGAAAAATAACTAATAACGTGTATATTGGTTTACGTGCTACTTACGATTGGCGAGAGGACTTTGAATTTAGCGGTGCAGATGCAGAATATCAATTTAACGGAGGTGTAAAATTAACTTATAAATTTTAGGGATTATGGAAACAAGTAAACAAAAAGCTATACGTGAGACGTATGTAAAAGAATTATCTAAAGATTTGCTTAATAAATCCGATGGATTAGAATTTTACAATGAATTAAAGCAGTACATTGATGAAAATGGGTGGATTAATGCAAATGAGTGTAATGGGACTTCGGGTTATTTAATGGAGTCTGAAATGGATTTTAATTTTCCTTATCTACGATTAAAATCACTTCAAGGCATCGAAACCAACAACGGATGGATTAAAATAGAAAGTGAAACGGATTTACCGAAAATAGATTTTATAACTCAATATTGGTTGACTAATGGTGTTTCTATGTGGATTGAAACAATTACTTTAAATCATAAAATAGGTAGAGAAAAAGTAACACACTACCAACCAATCATTAAACCACAACCACCAATATACTAAACACTATGAAAAAAATATTCAATTGGATTAATCCAACAAGTAAAAACAATGACGAGGCAAACAATATTTTAAATATTATATTCCTTAATCATTCAACAGAGCAAAGCATTGAAATATTTAATGAAGTTCAAAGGCAGTTTTGCAAAGAATTAGATAAACGTTTTCAGGAGAATAAAAAAGAAAACAAGCATATTGATAACTTTTTTAATCCGCAAGAACGGGCTAGAAATATAGAGGTTAGTTTTGCAGAGTTTGTAAATAAAAATTAAGGGTATGACAGCTTTACAAATATCAAAAAAGTTAAGAATGACGCGTGAGAATGTCACAATTAGACTTAAAAATCACGGGATTTGGAGGTTTAGAGGAGATTATACTCACGAAGAATTTTTAGTAATATTCTATGAAAAATATGCAAATAGAAAAATTGCTAAAGCTGGTTTAATATTACCATCAGAAATTAAGGTAGTTGAATATTATTTAAACGTTTCTAATAATACTGCACCTGAAATAGCAAAAGCCTTTGATATTACAATTCATCGAGTTAATTACATATTAAACAACTTCTTAAAAAATAAATACGTAATAGTTGAAAGTAAAATGAACGAAGTAATTTAGTTTGTTTCTAAATGATTAAAGTATTAAATTGCATCACTAATTAAAACAATATGAAAACATTACAAGAGTTAGAGAAAAACAAAGACTTAATATCTGAACTTAAAAAAGACGAGAATAACAATGATATTAGAATTGTTAATGGTCAAGAAATTATTCAGATAGAAGAGAAAAACGAAGAGGATAGAGATTTGAATTATCGTATTAATCTTTGGAGAATGCGAAACAAATAACAAAACATTTATCGAAGTAGTGAGCGATAACAAAACATCCGAGCCATCAATTTCAGACCCTCACTACTTAGTCTGTTTTTGGTGGCTTTTAATTTAAAATAAATAAAACTTATGGAAACAAAAACAGATTGGAGAAAGTATCGAAAATCAACACACCTTGCGAGTGCTGATTTAGATGCTATGGAAACAGACAACGTGCCTTTAATTTTCACTATTAAAGAAGTGAAATACGAACAAGGCGTTGATGTTTCAGGAACTAAACAAGATGGTATATTTTGCTATTTTGTAGAACCTATTAAGCCGTTAAAACTCAACTCGACTAATAATAAAATATTAGCTGGTTTTGCAAAGAAAAACGGTTTACAAGGGAAAGAATGCCACGTTATAGAGAATTGGAAAGGTATGTTAATTGAACTTTACGTTGACCGAAATGTAAAAATGATGGGTGCAATTACGGATGGAGTTCGTATTAAACCTATTCAACCGGAACTAAACAAAGTACTACCTAATTTTACAGAAGCGAATTTTGAAAACGCAAAAAAAGCTAATGCAACTATTGAACAAATTAAATCAAAATATACACTAACACCTGAAATTAAAAAACTATGGAAGAATTACAACGAACCGAAAGTTGGTTAAAAGATAGATATGGAAAATTTACTGCATCAGAAATAATTAAACTTTTAGGAATTAAAGCACTTGGAGAAACTGGCAAAACTTACGCTATTGAAAAAGCTATTGAAGAGTTATACGGAGAATTTGAAGAGCGGTTTATATCCTACGATATGCAAAATGGAATTGATACAGAGCCGTTAGCATTTGCAAAGTTTAAAGAATTAAAAGGACTTGAATTTTTAGAAGTTGAAAAGTGCGGTTTCTTTACTTTTGAAAAACACGCCGGAGCATCACCTGACGGATTGGTTTCTGACAATGCAATTTTAGAAATTAAATGTCCTAAGTCAACTACTTTTTTTAAATTGGTTGCAAAAAATGAAATTGATGCAAAGTATTACGCTCAAATGCAAATGCAAATGCTATGCACTAATAGAGATAAAGCGTATTTCTTTAACTATTTAGTTCACGATGGAACAGAATATTATCACGAAATTATAGTTGAACGTGACGAGGTTTTAATTGATAAAATTAAAGAACGTTTAAAAGAAGCAATTGAAATAAAAACAGAATATATTAACTTAATAAATAAAAATAAACAATGGAGTTAGAGGGAAAAGTAAAAGTAGTTGGAGAAATACAACAAGTAAGTCCAACTTTTAAAAAACGTGAATTAGTAATTACAACAGATGGTCAGTATCCTGAACCAATTATGATTGAATTTGTGCAAGACAAATCTGATTTATTGAATGGGTTAAATATTGGAGACGATGTAAAAGTATCAATTAATTTAGGAGGTCGCGAGTGGGTTAACCCACAAGGCGAAACAAAATACTTTAATTCTATTAAAGGGTGGAAATTGGAAAAACAAAATGGTTTCTGAAACAATCCTAATTTAGAATTATTGATAAAAACTTTTGATTTAATCCGAATTTAATTTTTAAGTTCGGATTATTTTTTGTAGGTTTGTGGTGTATTGGAGTGGTAACCAATAGATACTAAAAAGCATTTAATCCATAATCTGGAGGCGTTTACCACAATAGCCAAAGGATTATGGATTTTTAATTTAATTTAATTTACAAATGGAACACAAATTAACTCCATCCGGAACTGATAACTCAATATCAGTAATCCAATTTAACAACAAAGTAATTTTAATTAAAATTACTGATAACGGAATTGAAACACCAATAGCCTTATCAAAATCTGAATTACATTCTTTTATCGGTACTCTTTTACACGTACAATCTAAAATGAAATAAGATGCTAGAAACTAAAAAAGCACTTAAATTCTTAGAAAACTTTAGTATCATTACGGTTTCTGAAAATAAAATTCCAAACTTTCCTTGGAAAAAATACCAATCAGAAAAAATACTACCAGTTGACTTTATTAGACAATACGAGTATAAAGGTGGAATCATTAAAAAAGACCAAACCGAAATACCGGCAACTGATAATTTTGGTATTGTAACCGGATTTGAACATTTAGAATGTATCGATGTAGATTTAAAAGTATTTTCAACTGCTAAGGAACAAAAGGAATTTTGGGAAGAGTACACCGGTTATTTGTCTGATAACATTTTAGATTTTGAGGATAAAATAGTTATTTACAAAACTAAAAACGCCGGTTATCATTTACTTTACAAAACAAAACGCGTCCAAGGAAACCTTAAGATTGCAAAATTAAAAGGTCATAAAGAGGCTATTATAGAAACGCGTGGAATTGGGGGTTACATTTTTACTTATCCGGATAATAAAGTTAGCAAGAAAACTTACTTTGATGTAGATTATATTTCAGATGAGGATAGAGAAATACTTATGTCATTTTCTAAAATGTATGATTATGTCGAAGCTATTCCAATTGAGCTGGAACGTAAAAAAACAGAATATCAAGAAAGCGAAATTACGTGTTGGGAGGACTATAATAATAAAACTAACATTTTTGATATAATCGGAAATGAATTTACTATTGTAGGTAACCTATCAAAAAAATATGTTATCAAAAGACACGGCGCAACATCACCACACTCCGGATATGTTTTTAAAGATTCCGGATGTATGTATTTATTTTCTACTGGCACAAATTACCCACACGAAAAACTAATTACGCCTTTTATAGCTTATTGTTATAGTTATTACAATGGAGATTTATCAGCCGGAGCAAGCGAATTGTATAAACTTGGTTTTGGTTCGCGTCTTAAAAAATTAGTCACGGAACAAACTAAAAAAATACCGGATAATGAGCCGTTAATTCAAGAATACTTATATAACAAAGAAGATTTAAAATTTCCTATTGATGTTTTTCCAAAACCAATACAAAGCTATATTTTAGAATGTAATAGCAAGTTAGATAGTAATGTTGATTATATGGGTTGCAGTCTTTTATGGTTGGTTTCTGTGTGTATTGGTAACTCAATTGAAATTGAAGTAAAACGCGGATGGAATGAAAATGCTACAATATGGTTATCATTAGTTGGTAAAGCCGGAATAGGTAAAACGCCGAGTATTAATAACATAATATTTCCATTACAAAAGGTAAACTCACGCGAAATAAAAAACTATTACAAGGAATTTGAAAAATACGAATTTTATAATAACCTATCTAAAAAAGAAAAAGAGGAATATTCAGAAGTTGAAAAACCGGTTAAAAAACAATTCATTGCAAATGATATTACACTTGAAGCACTCGTTGACTTGCACGAAGAGAGCGACAACGCCGTTGGAATTTTTAAAGATGAGTTAGCCGGATGGTTAAAAGATATGAATAAGTATCGAGCCGGTTCGGATTTAGAATTTTGGTTAAGTTGTTGGAGCGGTAAAAGTGTTTCCTTAAATCGTTTAACACGTAAAGGTTCTTTTGTTGAAAAACCTTTTATACCGGTTTTAGGTGGTATTCAACCATCTATATTAAACGGATTTTATACAGAGGAAAATAAAGATAATGGTTTTATGGATAGAATGTTATTATCTTTTCCGGATAGTACTATCGATTTATATAACGAAAATGAATTAGATTATGAAATACTTGATTGGTATAAAAATAACATAGTTTGTTTTTATGACACTTTAAAAACAATTATAAAACGAGATGAGGACGGAGTTATAACTAGTTTAACGGCTAAGTTTTCAGAGGATGCAAAAATAGAATGGATTAGAATTTTCAATGAAATTACAAACCATCAAAACAACGATAACGAAAATGAGTATTTAAAAAGTATGTATCCTAAACAGAAATCATACATACCGCGTTTTGCGTTATTAATACACGTTTTTGACGAGTTTTTAAGCGATGGTGGTAATACGTTACTTATTTCAAAAGATAGCATCTTAAAGGCTGAATTATTAAGCAAGTATTTTATAGCTACTGCAAAAAAAGTAAAGGTAAATTCTATAGAAGTTAATAATATTAAAGCTACTGCAAAAAAAGGAAACAACAATTTAGAGAAATTAAAATTAATTCACGATGAAAATCCTGACTTTAATCGTAGTCAGATAGCGGATTTACTAGGAATTAGCCGTCAACAAGTAATTAATTTAGTTAAAAAACTAGGTGTAAAGTAGGTGTAAAGTGTAAAATTGTATAGTTTACACCTAAAAGTCAATGTTTATAGTACTTAACAAAGGAAATAGGTGTAAAGTGTAAAGTATTTTACACCTAGGAAAATAAAAAATAAAATAAAAAAAATATTTTTTTTTCGGTTACTGTAAACTTTACACCTAAAAAAACGCGTTAACCCTAGTAAAATATAGAAAAATGGTGTAAACTTTTGCCAAAATACTTTACACCTAGAGTTTACACCTAGTTTACACCTAAAATATAAAATTATGCAATACGATTTACTACTTAGATTATACGATTATCATACTGAACTTTTTTTAAATGAAAAGATATGTAAAGAGTATTATTTTGCAATAGAAAATGAATATTTAAAACGAAAAAAATTATTTACAATATGCTTGAATTAAGACCATACCAAGAAAAAACAATTAATTCATTAAGACAAAAAATGTCAATTGGATTAAAACGATTAATTATGTC